AAGGCATTCGTGTCAATGCTATCCTCAATCACTAGGCAGCTTTTCATTTTTGCCCCCTAGTCCCACCAGTAGAAACCATAGACACAATGAAAAGCAAAGGGTGCATGATGAGATAGCCAACACCCATGGGAGAGAGATTGACTTTTGATCTTGCTTGGAAATCCCAGTTGATAATGCCGAATAATGAGAGGGAGCTTCCTTGTGCGTCTGGGTCTTTAATAGCTTGCTCTGAAATCTCCCCAAACGCCGCGACGAAGCAAAGGACACAGCAAAAACAGATAGTGCAAGCGAAAAGAATATATAGCAAAGAAAGCGTTTTTTGCATAAGGGAGGGCCGCCCATCCACTTCAACAGAGTGCGCTTGAATGTATTCTTGAAGTTGCCCCTTGAAAGCAAGATCCCTTTCAAATTCTCGCTGCTCTCTCTCTGCTTTTTCATGTGCCCTATTGCTTAAAAATTCCCCTGCCATGCCCAGAAGCTTGCCGCTTCCCGCCGAGCCTATAAGCGTCAGAAGTTCCATCATTAGACTATATCAACCCATGCGGTCGTGTCTTCATCCCATCGCCACCCCTCGCCTTTTGGCTTAGGTGTTGGCGCTTGCCATTGCCCGTTTTCATCTAGAACCCATGAAGCGAACGGACTCGGACCATGGAAGACATCGCCGTTCCAGTCCATGCCGATACCAGCGAAGTTGCCGCGAAAGTTTTTGTTGTAGCTTGTTTGCAACCATTCACCCTCGAAACCAAGGGAAGCAATAAAAGCTTGCCCTATCGCCTCGGACTCTGGGAACTCACCGCCCCCGCAATCCTCGTTTTTCACAACGATGCATTGAGTAACTTTTCCGTTTTCAATTTGTGCGAAGTGTGCCATGTGATTATGAGTTTAAAGGTAAAACAAAGACAATACCCGCCGAACCGTTCCCGCCTAGACCGTTTCCGGAATTAGTTCCGTGACCACCACCGCCGCCGGCTCCGTAGGTGGTCGCGTTAGCCGCTGATGTCGGCGTGTCGTTTTCATACCCCGCCCCGCCATTGCCTAGGCTGGTTGTGTTGAGCAGCATAGGGACCCCGCAAGGTGCGCCTCCCCCGCCTCCACCGTTGGCGGCCGCCACGGTCCCTGCTGTGCCATGCATCACAGAGGGGAACACCTCGCCATCGGTCCCGTTTGTGGTGAGATTAGCGGAGCCTTCCCCGCCCATGAGATAGAATGTCCGCCCAACGTCTCTTGCGGGCGCGCCTGTTGTGTGACTAGCGCCTTTACCTCCCAACGCGGTCAAAGATCCGAATGTCGTATTTCCACCGTCAGCACCGTTCACGTTACTAGCAGACCCACCCGCGCCTCCTGCGCCGCAAGCATATGAGATCGAAGCGCCGCCAGAGGTTGAAACATAACCCGTATACACGCATCCCGAAGAACCACCGCCGCCGCCGTTCCCCGCTACGTCACCACCGCGCCCCCCGCTGCCGCCTCCTATTAGAATAACTTTCAATAAATTTACATCACTTGGGACGGTGTAAGTTCCTGAGCCCGTAAGCTCTGTGTAGTCCTCCCCCTCTAATGCCAAAGGGTTATCCCTTAACCGCGTCATTAGTGACTCAGTAATGGGGCTTTCCGCGTCGATCTCAGAGTCTAGGATAGGGGAATAATTAGGCATTATTGAACCTCGACTCTTTTAATTGGCAATTCTTTATGTGCAAGGTTTAGAGCTTTAATAACCGCCCCTACGGATTCCGAGCAAACTTTACCCGTATAGTGTTCTCTCATATGTTCCACCGCCTCAATAACAGGCCAATAAGTGTCTAAAATATCTTTTTCTCGGCTCATTGAATCTCGTAGGGTGCTTCATCCGGTGAAAATCCTGCCTCGCCATCGCCGCGGTCATCCGCACAGATAAAGGCATATCGGGATTTTAGCGTGTCGGTAGCGTCTGCATAGTCTGGGAATGTGTTAGGCTCATCTTCGGGGTTTGTGTCCGGCGTTATGACTCCGATCCTCGCCGCGTCCCTGTCCGTTGACTGTACCACATATTGATATTTCACATCACCCGCGCTTAATTTCTCGGACACTTGTAGCACTCGATAATCAAGAAGGGGAGTCATCCCGAAGGCGTCTTGCCGTTGCCGTGTACCTACCTTGATAATGTCTCCTGTCCAAGCGTCATCGTCTTTGGGGTCCATGGTGAGCGTAATAACTTTCTTTGTCTCTTTGTAGTAGTTCACAAGACGGTTTGCAATTTCACTAGCTACCGCCTTGGATGTTCTAGGCAAGAATCTGGACCAAACGCGCCTCACTTTCCGCTCATTGTATTGATCGGCGCTTTCACTGTCAACATCGGCGGTCACTCGGACCGCATTGAAATTTTTAAGTTCATCCAATTCTAACACGGGATTACGGTGTCCGTATGCGATCCACGCCTGCGAAATGCGCTCCTTGTCTGATCGAGCCACTTGCACCGAATCAGCTATGATGTGATCATCATCGGTAAAAGGCCCATAGTCAGGAGGACGGTTCAAGATGCTGTCCATCTTCACCAATTGTTCCCGCTCATCCCACCAGAGAAGTATAGTGTGCTCCGTGATCTCTTTTAGAAGGTCATTGACTCCCGTGGGTTCCGTGATGAGAGCAGACAGGAGATAAGATTGAAGACCAAAGGCCACAACATCGGCCCATCCAGTCGTGTCGAGATATGAAGCGCTGATCCCTGCAACGTCTTTTAAGAGATACTCCACCGCGTCATCAATGGCCGTGTCCGCGAACTCATAGCAGTGCTGCACTGTGGACTCTTCCTCGTGCTCTTCGGCGGTCATTGGGCCGCTGTAGATGCTGGGCATGGCCGCCCTAACGACTGTCAACGTGTAACTGGGATTTGTGCCCGTTAGGTTCGTTATCTGCATCGTCTCATCATCTATTCTGATATAGACTTGCCCCGCGTCATAAGAATCTTTGATGTTATCGTTGGGGTCTGTGATGGTGATCGAGGTTGCCGCCGCTGTAATATCGGCGCTCAGTTCCGCTCTAGACTGGTCTGGGAGTTGGGCTTTGTTGGCATCCGCGAACTTGAGAACGTCCTTCCCCTTGATGCTGACTTTGCCATCCTTGGACGGGCCGGATATGGTGTCGATAAAATATGTCCTAGTCGTGAAGTTCGCCGCGTCATAAGTCCCGTCATCGGCAAGGTATCCCGTTTTTACTCTCATAGTGCGCCCTTCATAGTAGGGGTGACGCGCTAAGAGTTTTCCCCAGAATGTCCCATTATCATCGGGTGTATATATGCGCGTGCCAACGTAAGGATCAACGCCGATATCCGTCCAAGGGTGATCTGTTAGAGTGACTGAGCAAGTGGAGCGAATGCCAAGACCTTTGGCCGGTGTCAATTGAGTTGGCGCGGTGTTGATGCCCATAACCGTTGGGAATGTCGGAGCATCACCGGCCCCCTGTAGCTCATCGAGTCGAATGGAGCTAAAGCGGTATGTCTTCGTGGTGTTGGTGAAGTTGGGAATGTCTTGGCATGTTGAGTAGCAATTGAAACACTCATTCCCCGCCGTGGCGCTTGCGGTGCAAGGCGAACTCCCGAACGTGTTCCCGCAATAGGTGAGATCTATTTCAAGGATATAGACAGGCTCACGGCCCATCTTGATCTTTTGCGCGTCATACGTCATATGGACAACTCATCCGCTACAAGATGCCGAACCTTGAAGCTTACGCTATGCCGGTCGCCGTATGGCGTGTTTTGAGGTGTGCCTATCTGCTCCGCTACGGTGAAGGCGACAACGGTCGGATGATTAGTTGGATCGGGCAAATAGATAAAAGGATATCGCGCCATGTGGGCCGCGAATGGCTCCCAAGTATTCCGCACCCATGAAGGCGTTAGATAATCAAGCTCAATTTTTCCCATGCGTTCAGTGCGCTTTATGGACCGTCCCAAGACACTACCATTTTGGGCTATGTTGTTTGTGACCTTCACACCGCCCAAGAGGTCTGGATAGGTCATGCTTTCGTATTGCCCATATTCCGCCGTTAATGCTTCGCCCGCGACTAGTTGCCGGATAAGGAGGCTCCCCGTTCCAACCGTGACAATAATGCGGATCTTTCGCCCACTGAGCACCGTGACACTGGAGAACTCATCAAAGGTAAGCTTGCCACCGGCGGGATTGACTGTTTGCAAAGAGGTAAAAGTGGACGGCGAGGACTCATATTGTAGCTCGATTGTTTCCGCTCCCGTTCCTGTGAATGACGCAACATAGACTGAAAAGGCGTCAAGGTCTGTATCGGCTCCAACGGTGTAATCAAGGGTTCCGCTATCGGCTTGAAAGTAGGAAAAGTCTCTCCAGTCAGTCGCATTTTCTGGTCCCTTAGCTGCGATAGATGTCCCGCTCCATGTTGGCGTTATGCCTCGAAGCGCGTTATTATAGATGAACTTAGGGTATATCATATTGCGTTCACACTTCTAATCTGTCCACCATCTTCAATGAAGTCATTCAATCCCGCCGCGACACTTCGTATCTGATCGCCGCTGAATCCGCCTTCACCTTGAAGAACAAAAGTAGCATCGACAACATTAGCAGGCTCGCCACCTTGCCCGCCTGCATCCGCTGCGCTTGCTCCTCCGCTTGCCGCCGCTGCGCCTCCGCCTGCACCTGCGCCACCGCGCCCCATGCTAGTCGATGCGATGCGTTGAACATTAGCGATGCCCGCCGCTACCGCTACCGCTGCAAAGGCCGCGCCTACGGGAGGTCCGCCGATCTTTGAGCCCGCCGCAAAACTAGAGTTTGCCGACTGGTAGGTATCTATTGTTGCCTGCGCTATCGCCGCCGCTTTTCCTATTTCAAACATCTTGCGCGACTCGCTGCCCATTAGGCTAGTCATCTGACCCAAAACGTGTTGAGTGACTTTAAGCCTCCCTTTAAGTCCGTGATCCCATAGCTTTTTCATTCGGTCGGCGTGTTTAGCCTCTGCGCCAAATTCGCGGTCCAACCACGCTTGATGCTCCGCTAGTTCAAGGGCCGCCGCTTCCGCCGCGATCTCTCCCTTCTCTAGCTCAAATTCAAACATACGGTTAAGCTCGGCTTTTCTGTACTCCTCCATTGCCTCCTTTTTAGCGTCTTCTTTCTCTAGCGCCTTGGCTAAAGCGTCACCCGCTGCGCCTTGGTTTGGAGTCCCTAACATGCTTTCAAAAAGCTCGTTAGTGCTTAGAGATTTGATCTCAGTTGTCATGCCCTCTAGGTCTAGCTTGCCCTGCTTTAGCTTCTCGCCGAATGGATCAAGCGCCTTGGCAGTGCCTTCAAAGACTTGGCGAGACTGCTCTAAAGCCTCATTCATGCTATTAGCGGAATCGGTATATTCCGTGGTGTGATCCGCTAGACTGGACATCGTTATGCCCGCCGAGGAAGCAATCACTTTCTGTTCTTCAAATGCTTTTGCGGATGCTTCGGCGGCAACTCTAGTCTCTTTCAATGCCTTCATTAGCTTAGTCGACTGAGAGATAACATCCGCTAACCCATCCACTGAGTCAGCGATCAGTTCCGCTAGGTCACTCATAACCGGCGCGGCTTGCTCTGCCACTGCCTTAGATAATTGACCAAAGGCAATACTTACCTTCCGAACGCTTGCGTTGTAGTCGCTCATTTCGTCAATCTGTTCTTGACTGAAAGAGCGCCCCATTCTTTCGGCCTCATCAGCTAGGCGCTTGATCTCCTTTCCGCCCTTCTGCATAAGTGGCCCCATCTGGAACATCGCATCATTGATCTCATCAAGACCAAAACGGGCAAGGCTACCACCGGCCTTTTTAATAGCATCGGCAAAGACATAAAATTGTTGTGTTGGGTCAAGGTCTTTTAGCTCCCGATAGTTGAGCCCCAATTGCCTCAACATATCTTGATAGCCTTTTGCTCCTGTGTTAGCATCGGCAATTTTGACGTTCAAGTCTTTGATGCCATCGGCTAGCGTTTCGGTATCTATGCCGAAGTTCTTAGCAACCGCCGACAATTTAGAAAGGTCTTTTGTGCTTATGCCCAAGCGCCTAGAAAGAAACTTGAGTTCTTTGACCTCTTCGCCTACTGCGTGAGTCGTTAAAGCTATGGCAGCCGCCGCCGCCGTTGCCGCTGCTGCGAGCTTGCCATAACCTATTTTGATGGTGCTTAGTGATCTATCAAATTCAAGAAATTTCTTTGCCGCGTTACCCGTTTCGTTGCCGGTCTTCTTTAGGTCTTTTCGGAGATTTGCTAGATCCTTTTTGACATCCGCAAAGTCTGAACTAATCTGTAAAACAATTGGGTCTACATCAGCCATTTAGAATTTGCCTTGTTTGATGGTTCCCAATTATTCTATCCTGTGATTCTTTATCGTAAATGATTTCAGTCGGCTTGCGTTTGTGAACGGTCGCTATTTCATTATACTCGATCATGGTCATGTTCCACGCATCACGAGGCGACATTTTCAGTTCAGCGATGAGATAGGCAGGGAACCACCTAAAATTTATTCGGAACTTTTTTTTTGCTCGCCCTCTTCTTTCTTCTTATCGTCACCACTTGGTAGCGAATGAGCAAAGAATTCAGAGGCATAAGCCGCGCATTTTAGAAACCCATGCTCTTGGACCATCTGGCCAACGGTTGCCCATATCAAGGGCTTGTCCCCATTGAATCCACGCTCGCCATTGATACCCGCCCATATCGCTGTGGCAATGGTGGAGAATTTCATTTTCCCCTCTGCTAATGCGCCCCATGCTTCAGCGATACTTAGACCGGATTTATCCTCGAAGGCATCAATCGCTGCAAAGGTGGTCCTGCATTTATAGGACTCGCCGTTTAACTCAATATCAAATGTATGTTTCATTTTCGACACTCCACGACACTCTAATGAAATATGATGCCCGCCTAGGTGTAGAGTGTCGAAGCTTTCACACTAGGACGGGCAAGGGATGATTAAGCGAAAGTTATTTCACCGTCACTTTCAAGAGTCAAAGAAAATTGTTGAGCATCGTTATTTGAGCCGGTGTATTCGAAGCTTGAAATATGCCAGTTACCCGTGGCCGTCTTGCTGTTACCGTAGGCTAATTGACAATCAACGAGTGTATCAGCTTGAACCGCTGCTTCAAGTACAGCAAATTGAGCATTGTCGGACACAAAACCGCTCATTGAAACTGAAACGGATCTTTTACCGAAAGGCTTAGACTCGCCCCATCGTGATGAATCTTTATCAGTCGTATCGACTGTTTCATTGTTGATGGTCATCGTGTGCTCTGAGGCCCCGCCTACAAGTTGATAACCCGTGTTTTCTACTGTGAGGGTTAAATCCTCGCCTGCATACTTAGCCATGTTTATTCTCCTAGCTCAAAAGTGTAAGTTATTGTACCTTGCCGCGTTCTATTGTCACTATCTGTAGAAACGTCGATAGACTCAAAACGAAGTAAGAAATTATCAGCTCCCGTCACTGTTAGGGTGCTAGATAATGCCGAACGGATGAGACTATGTATTTGGTACACTTCCAAGTCTCCCCGATAATCACTGAAAACATCCAAGACAATAGATCCCCTGTATGCCTCGGCGCTCTTATCCTCACCGTCTGCAACGTCATCAAGCCTCCAGTCTATATGGGGAAAGGTAGCATCGTCCTTGATGTGGTTGCCTATACGCTCGGAGGCTACAACGGCGGTCAAGCTAGCATCACCAATAAGGCGCGCGTGAATAGCTTTTATGAATTCATCTAACACGATTCAAAGCCTTTATAAGATCGCGTCTAAACTTTGGCCTTAGCGCCTTAGCCAAGGGACGAACAAATGGGCGGGGAGCTATTCTTTTATCCCTAGTCCCAAACTCTAGCGCCTTTGCATACTTGGCACTAACCACCACAAAGACAGAACCTTGAGTCCTACGGCGCGATAGTGAAACACTCCGCTTGAGCCATCCCGTGTTGGGATTAGGGGAACGGTTTGGATATGATGACCAGTGAACCGTCCCGCGCCTTTGATACTTTCGGTAGCGTGAGTTGCCACGACTTAAAGCATTTTGCAACTTGTCGCTGAACTCCATGCCCGCAACTTTGATCGCTCTTGATACCGCGCGAGACTGCTTTGCCGCTACTTTATCAATAGAGGCTAGAGTCTGCGCGAAATCAACTTTAAGCTTCACTTCTTAACGGGTTCAGTTCCCTTGGGGACTGGGTTCTTGCCTGCTTTTATTTTAGTTACCGCCATTGTGTATACACTCCATGAATTTCTAGGTCTTTAAGGTTGTCGGTTCTTATGCGCCAAATGATCGAGTTAGACCCGACTGGTTGCCCCGATATATCAACGTCTTCAGTCGCCAAGATCTCAACATTGCCAGAGAATACTGCGTCAGCTTCTAGCGTGGCTGCGGTCCATGTTGTGCCTCCGTCTCTTGAATACTCAAGGATCAAGTCGGTGTTCAAGGTCACAGCGTCAATAGGGTCATAAAGAACAACTCCACGGGCTGCGGTTGGTGTAGCGTCCGTTGTGAACTCGACGGATGGAAGAGTCATGTTGGAAGCACCTAGAGCATACGCTGCTACTGGTGGTGTGAAATCAGTAGTCCACGCTGCTGTGCCTTTGATGATTCTGAACTCATCCATCCAACCAACAAACCCCAAGGTGTTGTCTTGCCCTAGGGTTAGGTTTGACGTATTGTCCGTGATGTCTGCACCTGTTACATCAATCGCCCCCGTAGTCGACTCTGTGCCATTGACAAATAATCTAAGGTTATTCCCACTTCTAGTTATGGCGATGTGATACCAAGTGCCTATTGACATTGAGGGGATGGTGAAGGATCTGGAACCCCCCACAAAAACACGGATAATAGTTGCAGTTTGGTGGTCGATTGACCATTGTGTCGCTGCAATTCCTGTGCCTCCATGATATCGCCCTATGCTCGATTGATATCTGATTCTGTAATCTATGGTAAAATCCCCAGTGCCAAATGCGAAATCATCGGAGGCAGGGACTTCGACGTACCCCGTTGTGCCGTTTAGAAAAACAGATGCTCCACCAAACACGCTTTGAGCATCATCAATCTCTGCCCCTGTGCCCTCAAATGTGGGCGAGTGAGTTCCCGTGTCGTCTGTTGTGGTTGTGTCACCGTCTGCCCCATCGAAGCTTAAAAGCAGACTAGCACTAGATGCGGGGGTTGGTTCATAGAAATCACCCGCAGCGTCATAAGTCGCGTTAGTAGACGCGCCAGTATCAACGCCAGTCTCATCAGTAAAAACATCGGCTACACCGTCGATCATATTGAAGTAAGCCCATCCACCATTGACGGCATCTCGCAGAGAGTTTAGGCCAATGTTCTGCTCTAGTCTGGATATATCCTCGCTAGACGCAGTGCCCGCGTTCAAGCCACTGTCGGCGCTATTTAGGAAAGTGACAAGATCGCTAAAACGAACATTTCTTTCACCCGCGCTAGAATCAGTATTCCATCCACGAAAGAATCTAAGTTTATCTGAGGAGCGAATTGAATCGCCCGAATCAAGTCCGTTGCCTGCCATTTATGTTCTCCCTGTTTCGATGTATATTCTAAGGTATTCGCTACGTCTGTCCACGTTCTCAAGTCGTGTTATCTTATAATATTCATTATCGAGCTTGATGCGGTCAGTCGGCAAGATGTCGGCGTTGTAATGCGTGGT